TGGTTCCCCCAAGAGTTAGACCGCCAGATGGGCTTGTAAGGGAAAGATAAACAAAGCCAGAAGACGCGCGGGGTCGAACCTGCATCCGGGCGGTGTACCCAGTCAGGTTTACGGGATTACCACTCGCGTCGTTGTACGTCACGACACGAGAGAGGCTACTTCCCTGCTCGGTGGAGATGTCGTAATCAATGATGGCCATGTATGGCATTCTACACAAAAAACAAGATCACACAACATCAAGCGTGACTGCGTGATGTATAATAACCCCACGACATCGTCATTTAGGAGAACCAATGGGACGACCAGGCAGACTTCCGCAAGGACAGGTACAGGCAGTCAGAGACAGAATCCGCTCTCTTCTGCTTGCCGGCCTGCACCCTAGCGCCATTGCTAAGCAGGTAGAACTAGCAGAAGACACCGTCCGTAGGCATCTCACTGTTATTCGGCAGGAGTGGAAAGACCAGGGCGTTGATGTTAGTGGTACCCGCTTGGAGTTAATTGCCAAGGCAAACTCCATCTCCCAGCAGGCGGCTATTGAGGCCGCCAAGGCTCGTGGTACTAGCGCAGCGGTGGCAGCGCTTAAACTGCAACTAGAGGTTGTTGACCGTATTGCTAAGTTAACGGGCGCGTACGCTCCGGAGAAAGCCGAGATCAGCGGCCCGGGAGGCGGCGCAATTCAAGTAGTGCAGACAGAGCACGAGATCGACCAACTTCCCCCAGCGCAGGTAGCAGCGCGTTTGCGCGCATGGGCTGAAGACATTGAATCCCAGAAGACTGGAGAGGAGGTGCCGGATGAACAACCAGGAGTACCGCGAGTGGTTGAGGCGGAAAGCACAGACGTCTGACGCAGCGTTTGCTGAGTACGTTGGCAACCTTGTTTTCCCTAAGCACCTTCGTGAGATGGAGCAGTTCCTTAATGACCATGACCGCGCACTGGTGCTCATGCCTCGAGGCCATGCTAAGACAACGCAACTTTTGCACCGGGCCGCTCGGCTTATTGGCGTTCATAAGGGGCAGATTCGTGTAGGTATCTTAACCGCCGTGCTCTCCGACGCCTTGGCGCGATCCCGTGCAGTTCGTTCACTCGTTGAGCATCCACGATTCGCGGAGATCTTTGAGTGGGCAAGGGACGGCGTCATTGGCACAAAGTGGACCGACGAAGTGTGGACCATCAAGGGTACCAACCTCGGCAAGGACGCAACGTGCTTTGCGGATGGTGTGGGCTCTATTAAGCCGGGGGCACGTCTTGATGTGCTTCTTGCAGACGACATGGTCGGTATCAAAGAAAACGCCACGCCCCTCCAGCGCCAGAAGTCCAGCGAAACGTATTGGCAAGTCGTCGACCCAATGCTTGTGCCGGGATCTAAGCGTTGGTATATCGGCACACGCTGGCACGAGGATGACTTCTACGCAGAACTAACAAGGAAAGGAGTCCCCACGTACCAGCGCCGCTCCCTTGAGGACTCCGGCCCGCTCTGGCCAGAGATGTACACCGAAGAAGCGCTACTTCAGAAGAAAGAGGAACTTGGCGGACCGATCTTCTCGCTCCAATATCAGAACGACGTGACCCAGATGGGTGGCAACATCTTCCGATATGACTTCCTCCAGTATGTGGACCGCGTTCCGGCGGGCGCCCGACGCATCGGGGTAGACCTTGCCTCCTCAGCAAGCGAGCGATCCGACTATACGGCTGCAGTGGAAATTGTTGAAGATGCAGACAAGAACCTTTACGTGGTTGGTGCCTACCGCGAGCGCCTTGTTCAAGGGCACCAGCAGTGGCTCACGGGCCTAGATAAGACTGGCTCGATCGTAGATGGCTCTAATGGCCCGCGAATGCTCTGGCCAGCCAGATACGTTGGGCTTCGTGGGCAGCAGGATGTCGAAATGGATAGCCCGCGCAACTTTGAGGCCGTCAACATCGAGGCAGTCCAGCACCAGAGCACGTTTGTGCGCGAAATGCTTTCCGAGACCCGCCTGCCAGCCCGTCCCATTCGCCCGGACCGAGACAAGGTGGTTCGCGCCCGTGCCCTTGCCGCCAGGTACGAGGCTGGAAAAGTATTCCATCTTCGAGGTGGTCCAGGAATTAGCGCGCTAGAGTCTGAGATGCTAGGATTCCCCAATAGCGAGCACGACGACATGGTCGACGCGCTGGTCTATGCCGCAGATGTGGGTGGAGTCGGCTTTTACTTCACCTCAGCAACGAGGTATGCAGGATGACTGTTGAAGATCTTTTTAAGAAGATTGGCGCACAGACCATGGAGATCGATGCTCTTCGTCTAGAGATTGAAAAGTTGACGCAGATTGTCGCCCGCCTTCAGGCAGAGTCGACAAACGATGCTATTGAAGACTCAAAGGGAAACGGCGAAAAGAAGAGCAAGTAAGTGATCCGGGACGTTGTTAGCGCCCACAAGGCGAAGAACCCGGCCCCCTACAGGGAATTCAACGAGGTCCTCCAGAGGATTCTTGAAAAGTATGGCATGACGTTTAATACGTTTGCCAAGGTTGCTTCTGTGCTTGGCGTTGAGATGACGTTTAACCGACTTCGTGACGTGTACTACGAGCGCGTCATTATTTCTGAGAACGATGTTGCGACCCTTAGAAAAGTTCTTGATGCCCCAACAAAGGACTCTGCTACAACAAAAATTATCGGTATGTACCGTAACTCTGTTGACGCTATGTGCCGATCCTGTGCCAACAACGACAAAAACCCCAAGTGCTGGGACTCAACATGCCCGCTCAGGCCTGTCTCCCCGTTGCCGCTTGCAGAAGGCGACGACATTGAAGATGAGGATGATAGTGATTTACTCTGAGGAGATGAAGAGCCCCATGGACATTGTGATTCGGTACACCAGCGCATCGCCGTACGCAAAGTGGCACATCCTCTATAACGGCGTGGTGCAGGACACTGCGGCCACAGCAGAGCGGGCACTTGAGGCCGCTGCGCGTTTTATTATTAGCAACATGACAGACGATGACGAGACCGGCGAGATGCGAATTCGTTGGACTGATGTGCCGGCAGGGTTTACCCCTCCAGATGCTTCTGCCCTAGCCCCGATTATCGAGGACGACTCCGAGCCGATCCAGTAAGGGATTTTCCGCAGTGCGGGCACTTCTTATCTATCTTCTCTGAATCTAGCGGGCCAGTATCCATGGACGAGGCAATAAGCGCATCAACTTCCTCTTGGTCATAGCCTGTTGCTAGGAGATCTCCATCTGCCGCTGCCGCTGATAGAAGTGCAGCAAGGGAGTCCTCGTTGTAGTCAGCCTTATCGGAAACCCTGTTATCCGCAAGCATGATGTTTCGTGCCCGTCGGTCATCAACATCCAGGAAAATAACCGGAACTTGCTTCCAGCCTAGTTGGCGTACAGCCATGAGTCGGTGATTTCCTACCAGCACAAAGTTCGTTGATTTCTGTGCAATAAGCACGCCGTACCAGCCGTTTTGGCTGATAGAAGTAATAATCGCCCCGACGTCTCCATCCCGAGGGTTGTCGGGATGATTGGTAACCTGGTCGATTTCTACCCAGGCTACCGAGACATCGGGGCGATCACTAGCGGCTTTCGCCACGATTACGCCTTTGGCTCCTCTTCGAGGTCGTTGATTCCGTCGCCGTCGACATCAACCCAACCAGCCTCGCCGGCAAGGCTGCCAGCCAACTGATCGGCAACGCCGTCGCCATCGGTATCAATAGCGGAACCGGCAATGTGCGCGGTGCTTGCTGCCTCTTCTCGGGCAACCTTCACCTTACCAACGCCAAACTTTGTGTCCTCAGGGTTGAGGGCTCGAACGATGACCTGGAGGGTCGCCGCAATGGCGCCAGAGGCAACAGTTCGGAAGTCCTCATTGCTCATGTCGAGGATTGGCGCGCCGGTGGCAAGCATTACTGCAATACCAGTAGCGAGACCAACTCGGAACGCTTCGAGAAGCGCCTCGTCTATACCGGTGTTATCTAGAACCCACTTAATCTTTCCAAACATTATGTTCTCCTATTACTTCACTACGCCCGTACCGCCACAGCGTGGGCACGGTGCTGCCGGTGCCGCCGGCTGCGGTGCGGGAGCAACTGGCGCAGCAGCAACAGGTGCTGGGGCGACCGGCGCTACCGGCTGAGCCACTGGCGCTGGTGCAACCCAGCCCTTTGGCGCTGTGATGATAATGATGTGCTTGAATGCCGGGGCAACGTGCTTCTTGGACAAGCGCTTCGAGTCGGCAAGGGTGAGGAGAATCTTCTCGTCAATCTTTACGCCGAACTGCTCTGCACCCTTACCTGAGCGCGTTGGGCAAATCCACTGCCAGCCGTCAATCGGATCGTATACAGCCGCAGTCATGTGGCCGTACGTTCGATTAGGCTGCTTTTGCTTGACCCACCACCACTTCTTCCACTTGTCGTGCCACGCGGACACTTCAAGGTCCTTTGGATAGCCAAACGGCTGCTCTACCCATACACCCAAAGCCGCACCGGCCTTGGCGGAGTTGATGACATCGTTCCAGTCCTTTGCCCATCGGGCCTCGGCGCCAAGAACTTTTGCCGTCTTAATAAGGTCCGCAAGGGTTGAGCCATTGTCGCTCACGCCCTGCTTGTCTATCTTGCCAGTTGCCTTAGTCTTTGCCTTGATGCCGTCGGCGGCAGTGAAATCCTTGCCTGGGGCGTACTTGAATACCCAGGAGACGCATGCAGCCATTGACGATGGGCCGCAGTCGTCAAGAATGCCACCTTTCTCTTCGTGGTCCAACTGACTCTTAACCTTAAACTTCATGGTTTCCTACCTTTCTGGGGGTTGCCCCGCTACTGTGGCATATCATACACGATGTAACAAAGGGCCTCAATGGGCTAGGCGTTTTCTAGGAGGGCGATGCGGGCCTCAAGTTCCTGAATCCGGGAACGAAGCCTTCTCATGGATGAGTGGAGCGGAACAACGAGGCGGTCGTATTGTATTGTCTCGGCATCTGCCCCGTTGTTCACCACAAATGCAATACCTTCCGAATTTGCAGCCATCTCTTCCGCCAGGAATCCGTATTGTCGCGGAGACTCTTCTCCGTTTGTCTCGTAATCAGTCTTGTCGTGGTAAGAAACTGGTTTGACGTCAAGAATAGCGTCTGTGTCTTCCATATATACAATATTTGTTTTAAATCTTTCAGATGAAGTGTCGTAAAAAATTCTCCAAGGCGTCGTTCCGGAGGCGTTATACACTCTTGGGTTAAATGAGTTTGTAATTGTTGTTGTCTGGAACATGTTTAGGAAGCGAATGCTGTCAGCGGTTGTATCGCCAAGGGTAACCGCCCCGTCAAATTCCGCAGTCCCGCTAACAATTATGGAAGTAAATGATGGACTTGTATCTGCCGTAAGAACAACTGATGCCCCTTCTCCGGTTCCAGAAACAGATATGAGACTGTTTGCAGAGGTTACAGAGGCAACATAGTTTCCAGCAGTGTCAGTTCCAAGCGTAAGAGTTGGAATGTCGTTTGCAACAAGGCCATAGTTTGTCGCAGAAATAGTCGTTGCTGTTAACGTTCCGTCAACGGTAAAGCCACCGTTCGTGCGAAGAACGTTTGTTGCGCTCTGATAAATGTTTCCGCCACCTACATACTTAGGGCTAGTAACTACGGTGTTCCAAACCAACTCCCCATCTGCTGGGATAACAAGGTTTGCTGTACCAATATTATTAAGGCCAGTATTATTTCCAAGAATAAGAGATCCAGCAGCAATAGCCCCTGCGTCCCCTGTTGTTTGTTGAAATCGAGTAAGTCCACCGCCAAGGAATTGCAGGCTCTTGTACGCTGTAAAACTCGTTATCGTTCCGCTTGCAGTTGTTCCAGTTGGCATCTGATAAGTAAAACTTACCCCTGATGTAACGGCAATAACTTTTGCGTTGACAACAACAAGAGCAGATGTTGCGCTTGCGGTCGTAACGAACATGCCAACAAGAATGTCTGTTCCCGTGTAAGTCACCACAACGTTTCCAGTTGTTGTATTTCTTGTTGCAGCATACCCAGCGCTTTTCACTAGGGTTCCATCGGTAAGAATCAGGGATGCACCCTGAGAAAGGCTCGGCTGAAGAGTTAACTTTCCTGTGTTCGTGGTGTTAATCGTCGTGTCTGTTCCAACAATTGTAACGTTTGTTGCGGTCATTGCCCCATCGTTGTCTACGAAGAAAGCGGCTGAATCTCCTGTGCTGTTATTCGCCCCGGCGAAAAAAGCAAGACCGGTGCTGGTGCTTGTTCGATACAGCCCAGAGAACCACGGGGCAGATGCAAGAGCGTTGTAAAGCCTATCTGACTCAATCTTCCACCCGCCGACAGAGCCCCCCGTGACATCAAGGTTGCTTGCAGTTACCGCTCCAGCATTAGTAACGCTAAATGTTGCCCCAGCACCTGCGCTTGAAGTTGCCCCGGCAAAGATTGCCACGTCACCATCTGCGGCAGAGTCAACAAGGCCGATAAACTTTGATACTCCAGAGTTGTAGATCCTATCCGGGTAAATAGACCAACCAGCAATAGACCCGGTACTTGCGGTAATTGCTCCGGTAATTGCTGCGTTAGTGGCCACAAGCGCTCCATCGTTTTGCACATAGAACGCTGCATTCGCGCCACTAGTGGATGATGCTCCGGCAAAAAATGCCCTGGCAGTGTTTAGGTCCGAGTGATAGAGACCAGAGTAATCCCCACCAACGTCTACGCTACTGATTGCATCCCCGCTAATGGTCCAGGTGCCAATTGATCCTGAGGTCGCGGTAATTGCTCCAGCGCTGGTTACGCTAAAGGCACCAGAGTTAACACTGATGACATTTCCGGCGTTTGGTCCGCCCGTAATGGAAAGGTTATTTGCCGTTACTGATCCGTCGTTGAGCACTTCAAAGACTGCGCCGTCTCCTGCGCTGTTGGTTGCCCCGGCAAAGAATGCCTTGCCGAGAAGCACTGGGTCGGCAACAACTCCGTAGAACTTAGTGGTTGCCCCGGAGGTTGCTGAAGAGAATAGGCGTGAGTCCGCAAGCGTCCAGCCACCAACGGTTCCGCCTGTGGCGGTAATGTTTGTTGTGGTAACGGCCCCAGAACTGCTGACTCGGAATGGGGCAGATGATGCGGTGCTATTGCCTGCAAAGAATGGGAATGTTCCTGGGGAAAGACCAACTGCCGTCGATGAAACCCCAGCGGTTAGCGATGTCGAGGTGAGACTGAATCCACCAATCACGCCGCTCTTTGCTGTGATCGCACCTTGCGGAGTAACGCTAAATGGCGCGTCCGACGCGGTTTCTGATCCTGCGTAGATTGAGTATCCGCCGCTCGTTGCAAGCGCTACGTAAGAAGTGCTTGTCCCAGAGGAAAGTTTTGTTGGGGCAAGCGTCCACCCTCCTACCGTTCCGTCCTGGGCGGTAATCGTCCCTGTGTTGCTGACGGAGAAGTTTGTGCTTTGGATGGCGTTTGCGCCAAGGTTCCCAAGGGTGACCGTTCCCGCCTTAATAAAGTCGGCATTAATAGTTACATCTGAGGCGGTCGCTGTAATAATGTTCTG